CTGGGCGTGCTGCAGCAAGGTCGGCTGCAGCGTCACGTCGGACGCGTTCTCGCCGGACATCCACAATCCCACGGCGCCGGCGGTCCCCGATATGGCGTCGGCGTTCCACGCTTCGCCGAACAGTTGGCCGGCGGCCGGATCGCTCGAGCCGTTGTTGCCGAGCGACCGCCAGTAGTTGGCGTAGTCGGCGCTGTTCACGCTGCGGGTGAGCGCGGCGACGGTCGACCCGTACACGAGCGCCATGTCGGTGCGGTTGACACCCTGGTAGGGGTAGAACACGCGCAGCTTGTCGGTGGTGGCGCCGATGGCAGCGCCGGGGAGCACGTCGTAGTCGAATCCCCCGATGACCTTGGCCAGGTCGTCGAGGGCCTTCCCGAGCTCGGTTTGCGGCGCGTAGGTGCGGTCCCGAAGTTGGGTCGACAGGCCGGCCCGACTCGTCCCGTCCTGATTGACGAGGGCATAGGTCAGCGGCAGGTAGCCGCCGGGGGCGAACGGCGTGCCCGACGACGACCCGACGTTGACGGCCAGCGATACGAAATCGGCGGCAATGTTGTCCTGGTCGCGCTGGATAACCGAGTAGACAGATGTTGTCAGCCGGCGGGACAGGAGGGCGATGTAGTCGTGACAGGTGAAGGTGACGGTGTGGGCCTGCTCGGATAGCTGGTCCTCGGACTGGGTGATCGGACCGCGGAACACCGGCACGTCGGCGCCGGCGGTGTCGTCCCAGCGCCAGGCGATCACGTCGTGGGCGAGCTCGCGGATGTACGAGGCGGCGGGCGCGTGGCCGTCGAGGGCGAAGGTGAGGGTGGCCGGCGTGTTCCACGCCTGCTCGAGGTGGCGGCCCCGGGCGTAGATCAGCTCGGCGATGATCGTCGCCGTGGCCGGTTGGTCGGCGTACTGGCGGGCGTGCAGGGTGAGCCGCCACCGGCCCCGGCCGGCCGGCACCGGGTAGGCCCCGGGTGCAGCACGGTCGCCCACGGTGGCAGGGGCGACGGCGACGTCGGCGGAACGTCCGGCCGGCCAGGTCATGTGAGGTATCCGTCCTGCCAGGTGGCGATGACCTGTGAAACCGGGGTGGTGCCTTGGCCGGTCAGGGTCATCTGGGTTGACGCCGGCGCCACGGGCAGCACCGGCCACGACGTGGCGAACCAGTCGAGCGACGACAGGACGTTCGTGGTGCCGTCGCGGTAGGCGGTTTTCGCGGCCATGTCGACGTCGACGTAGTGGCCGGCGTCGATCTGGAACGAGCTCCCGAACACGATGGCGGCGGCGGGCAGCGGCGAGCCGGTGAACGTGAACCCGACGCGGGGCGCCGAGATCGGCCCCCAGATCCGCAGTTTCGGGCGCACCCCGAAATCGCCGGGACTCGAGATGGTGCCGGTGGTCGGCGACCCGGTGCCGGCCGGGTACAGCCGGGCATACACGAGCGGGTACGTCCGTCCCGACGGGCCGGGCACGCCGGACCAGGCGGTCACGGTGCGCACGGTCGGGTCGCGCACCACCGGGTCGGCGGCCAGCCATTGCAGTTGAATGGCCCGGGTTTCCGCGCCGGCGATCGGCGCCGCGAAGTTTGACGCCCGCAGGGTGAGGACCCGTTCGGCGGCGCCGGGCCGGTCGAGCACGTAGTGGAGGACGGGACGGGCCGAGGGGACCATGTACGGGGCGAAGCTCGAGGCGATGCCGTCCATCTTCCCGGCGCCGAGCGACATGGCGGTGATGTTGGCGGAGACGACCCGCCCGGCCAGGTACTGGGTGCGGTCGTCGACGCCGTTTTGGTCGGGCCGATTGTTGACGACCTCGCGCACGACCGGCGACCCCAGGTCGAGACTCGAGCACCACCACCCGCCGGCCGCGTTCTCGAGGGCGACGGTCGCCGTGCCGTCGCCGTACAGGTCGAGCCAGGCTCGGCGGACACAGGGCACGGTCATACCCTCTGGGTTTGGACGGCCCAGGCGGCGCGGCGCATGAAGGCGTCGACGTCGAGCTCGGTCGCGAAATGGGCGTTGTTGATGACCACCGCGGGGCCGGCCGTGCCTGCCATGCCGGGCCCGCCGGCGGCGGTTCCGCTCCCGGCCGTGGCGTACCCGACGGCGGTGGGCCCGGCCCCGGGAACCATGGCGGTCATGGCCGCGTCGACGAGACCGGAACCGGCGTTGATGCCGTTTGCCATGCCCTGCGAGATAGCGACGCCGATGTCGTGGAACACCTTCGACGGCGACCCGATCCCCAACAGACTCTTGGCGGCGTTGATCGGCGCGGTGACGATCGACTTGATCTTGTCGCCGACGGCGCCGGCGAGACTGCCGATGCCGTTGATAAAGCCTTGGACGACGGCGACACCGGCCTGGTAGAGGGTGCTGCCGAGGTCGCCGACGGCGCGCAGGATGGCGCCGGGCAGACCGAAGAACCAGTTGACGATCCCCGAGAACGTGCCGATGACCTGGCCCACGACCGACCAGGCCACACCCACCAGGCCGGTGAACGCCCCGGACACGACACCCCAGATCCGCGACGCGACCCCGGCAATGGCACCGTAGAGGCTGTTCCACGCCCCGATGATCCAGCCGACGACGCCGGACACGACGCCGACGATCGCGTTGAAGGCGCCGGCGATCGCCGCCCAGATCGCCGCCGCGATGCGGGCGAGGGTGGCGTATACGGTGTTCCACGCGCCGATGATCCAGTTCACGGCGTCCTCGACGGCGGCAACGATGGCATGAAAGGCGATCTCGGCCGCGGCGCGGATGTCGTCCCAGTATTTCGTGATGAGGAGCACGGCGATGCCGATGGGCCCGGTGATGATGGCGAGCAGTAGCGGCCAGTTGTCTTTGATCCAGTCCCACACCGCCTTCACCGCGTCTTTGATGGCTCCCCAGATCGTCGACCAGTTGCGGTAGATCACGTAGCCGATGGCGACGAGCGCGGCGATGGCGCCGATGATGAGGAGGATGGGACCGAGCGCGGCCCACGAGCTGGCCGCCTCGACGTCCTCGGCCGCGGAGACGCCTTCGGTGACTGCCGCCTGGGTTTTTTGGATACCGGTGAAGGCCTCGGTGATCGCCTTGGTCGTGGTGAGCGCGGCGCCGAGACCGGTGAGAGCGGTACCGGCGGCGGTGATCGCCGGCCCGTACTTTTGGCCCATCGACGCGGCGACATCCTCGACGTGCGCTTTGATCCCGGCGATTTTCCCGCCGAACGTGTCGGCCGCGGCCGCCCCCTGCCCTTTGAGGACGCCGGCGAGGGCCTCGGTCGCGGTCTTGCCGTCCTTCGTTTTCCCCGTCGACTTGTCGATCTCGATGCCGAACTGCTTCAGCAGTTTGGTATTGCCGTCGTACACTTTGCCGACCGCGGTGGCGGCGGTGCCCAGGTCCTCGTGTTTGGCGGCGGCCAGATCGGTCGACACGCTGAGCAGGTCGAGCGCCTTGGCCGGGTCGTGGGTCGCTTCGGTCAGCCGGGCCAGGGCGTCCTGAGTGGTGCCGGCCGTGTCCCCGAACTTCTCTTGATGTTTGATCGCCTCGTCAACCTGTTTGGCGTAGTCGTCGTAGTCTTTGCCGGTCGCCTGCACCGCCGCTTGCAATTGCTGATGGGCGGCCTGGTCTTTCGAGCCGAGCGCGGTGAGTCCGACGCCGACCCCGGCGAGGGCGCCGCCGACGCCCATCATGGCCGGGCCAACATCTTTGGCGTGTTTCGACACGCTGTCGATAGCCTGGTCGATCCCGTCGAAGGCCTCGCCGAACGGGCCGAGGATCCCCGTCTTGTTTAGGGTGGAGAGGACCCCGGAGAACGCCGAGTGGAGTTTGTCGGCTGTCGCCGCGCCTTTCGAGCCGGTATCGGAGACCGCCTTCGAGAATCCTGACAGGTCGGCCAGGATGCGGACCATGACCGACGGGCCGGCCATGTCCTATCTCCTGGCCGAACCGGCGGCGCGGATGGCGGCGGCTTCGCGGGCCATCATGTCGACCATCGCCTCGAACATGACGTCGGGCAGCTCGTCGACGGCCATCGGACTCAGCTTGTAATAAGCGCAGAGGGCGGCGATGGCGTCGGCGCGTTGCCGTTCGTAGGGTCCGGGTCGACGACCTCGACC